CGCTGGCCGACTTCGTGAAGACGCTCCCCGATGCCCGCCTCATCCATGCCGGGCAGGGCGCCTACAACGTCCGCGCCGGCAACACGCTGGTGACGAACGAGCGCGGCCAGCGCATCACGATCAAGGTTTCCCCATGATCGACGGCATGTTCCAGACGGGCACCGACCAGGTGCTCGACGATCAACTGCAGCGCGCCCCGGCGTTCAAGGCCGACGATCCAAAGGGCGGTGTCGGGCAATTCCTATGGCAGGGCACGGCCAAGCCGGTGGCGGGCATGGTTGCCAATCGTCTCGCCTTCGGGGCGGAAATTATTGGCGCATTCGGTGACGTGGCCGGCGCGGGCGGGTTCAACCAGGGCGGCATTTTCAGCACGCCCACCGCCAAGGAAAAGCAGGAGCAGGACGCCGCGGCCAAGAACCTCCGCGAGCAAGGCCCCGGGTTCAGCAGCGAGGCCGGCGACATGTTCCGGGCCCGGGCGAAAGAGTTGATGCCGGACCCCCAGACCACACATGCCAGCACTCAGGTCATGGCGGCACTGGTGGAGTTTGGCGGCGCCGCAGTGGGGTATGCGCTTACCACCGGTCCGGCTGCTCCGTTATTGCTCGGCGCCGATATGGGCATGGCCGAAGCGGACAAGCTTAAGCAGCAGGGCGTAGACCTCGCTACGCGCACCAAGGTTGGCGCGGTGGCTGGCGTTGTGGCTGGTGCGTCAGTTGCACTTCCCATAGCAGGGCGAACGATAGCGCAGACTGCCGGCCTCGTGGCCGTGGGCGGCCCGGGCGGGTTCATTGCGCAGAACGCGGCATCGAAGGCGATTCTGGAAGCCAACGACTACAGCAAGCAGGCCAGCCAGTACGACCCGCTTGACCCCGTGGGCCTGGCGCTGTCCACCATCGTTCCTGCCGGCTTCGGCGCTGTGGCCATGCGCGGCGCGCGGACGGCCCCGAAGGCAAGCGATCCGCGCGGTGTGCGGAACAACAACCCAGGGAACATCGAAGCAGGCAAAACTACATGGCAAGGGCAGGTTGGCAGCGATGGCCGGTTCGCCACCTTTGAAACGCCGGAGGCGGGTATCCGGGCGCTCGGCGTAAATCTGCTGACGTACCAGGAGAAGCACGGCTTAAAGACGGTCGAAGGGATCATCAACCGTTGGGCGCCTCCCGGAGAGAACAACACGGGTGCCTACGTCAATGCGGTGGCGAAGGAACTGGGCGTAGGTCCGAAAGACCAGATCAACCTCCGAGACCCCGCCGTTCTAGAGAAGCTGACCGGAGCCATCGTTCGGCATGAGAACGGTAAGCAGCCGTACACGGCGGCCATGCTGCGTGAAGGTGTCGAGATGGCAATCACCGGCAAGAGCGTGTCGCGCGAGGCGCGCGCAGCCATCGCCCGCGATCCCGACCTGGTAGCCGCGGCCCGGGTGCGCCAGACCCTGAACACCATCGACAGCTACCGGCTCACGTCCGACGCCGACATTACCGGCATGACCCGCCACCAGGATGCGATGGAGTCGGCGCATGCGCAGCTCGCGCGCGGGGAGCCGGTGAGCGTGTCCGATCTGCTACAGCCGACCGAGCGCGTTGTCGAGGTTTCGCCCGTGGGCGCCATCGAAGCCGCGCCGCGTCTGGGCGCTGAGCCCGTTTCGATGGAACCCAGGGTGCTTACGCCAGAGGTGCGCGCTGCCACCGACCTGATCGACGCGATCGACCGCGGCGGCGTGCCGCTCAACCCGGCGCGCGTCAATTACATCGCACGGGATATGGGCATGGAGGTTTCGCGCTCCGCGCCTGTCGAGCAGACGATTCAACGCATCCGCGAGGCTGTGGCCCGTGCGGCAGAGCCGACCGAGGCGCCAGCCGTGCGAGCCGCCGACCGTCCAGCCGCCTTGGTGGAAGCAATGGTCAAGGCATTCGAGCCGCCACGCCCGCCGCGTGCTGCCGCACAGGCTAAGCCGATCGACACGCCGGCCCGCGCCACTGGCCGCCAAATGTACGAGGCAGCGGGCGAATCCGGCCCATCCGCTCCAACGAACAAAGCGGTGGCAGCCGGCGAGGGCGCGCCATCCGCCGCCGCCAAAGATCCCGGCCCCGCGCTCGATCGCGCTGCGTCCGAGGCAGTCGAGTTGAACCCCGATCTCATGGTGCAACTGGAGGGCATGGACAAGCCGATGCGCGCGGCTGACCTGCTGGAGCAGGTAAAGAAGGAAGCCGCGGACGAGACGCGGGACAGTTCGCTCGTGGATGTGGCGGCGAACTGCTTTATCAGGACTTAGGTGGGGTCAATGCCAAGCGCCAGGAACACCACCGCCAGCAGCGCGCCCACCGCCATAGGGGCGGCGAACAGGACGAGCACCGTCAAGCCGTATTCCCGTAGGCAGCGCTTGACAGCCGGCCAGCTCCCGGTAGCGAACCATGTTGCCAACGGGACGATAGACAGCATCCCGAGGATGGCCGCAAAACCTAAGAAGAAGGACTTCATATGCACCCGGATTGTGTAGCAAGTGTTCAGGCAGCGGCAGAAAAGTTGGGGCGATCGCCTTTGACCCGCGCCCAATTGGAAGCCATCGAGTCCCGAATTCTGGCAACTCAGCGCCAGATGGCTCGCACCGACCCTGATTGGCAGTCCCGGACGGCGGATGAGCGGGTGCTCGTCGCGGCGGAACAAGCAATGGCCGACATCAAGGCGGAAGCCGATCGGAAAGTCGCCAATGCACAGCGCCAGATCCTAAAGACTGCGGCAACGGATTCCCGTGTAGTCGGGCTCATGGCGAAAGAAAAGGCCAGCCGGAGCCACGCCATTGTGCGCGACATCGAGCAGACGCAGCAGTACATCAACGGCATCCGCAACGAGTCCATGGGCAACCTCATGAACCTGCTGGACGCCGCGAACTCGGGCGAAGGCGCTGGGTTCGGGCGCCGAATGGCCATGTTCCTGTTTGACGCCGACAACCCGGCGATGACCCGTGACCTTGCGCGCGAGATCTTCCAAAAGGGCGATGGCAGCTCTGGCAACAAGATCGCGCAGGAAGGTGCAAAGGCGTATCTCCAGGTGATCGAAGGCAACCGCCAGCGCTTCAACAATGGGGGCGGGGATGTCGGGCGGTTGGAATACGGCTATATCCCCCAGCCACATGAGGCGACCGCCGTGCGCAGTGCAGGCCGCGAGAAGTGGGTGGACAAGATCATGCCCCTGCTGGATCGCAGCAAGTACGTGCTCGAAGACGGTAGCCGGATGGGCGACGAGCAACTGCGCGGTGTTCTCGGCAGCGCATGGGAGACGATCGCGACGGAGGGCTTGAACAAGATGGAGCCAGGGAGCTTCCGTGGCGGCGGGGCCAAGGCGAATGCCGGCAGCGAGTCGCGCCAGATTCACTTCAAGGATGCAGACGGTTATCTCGCCTACATGCAGGAGTTTGGCCGCGGCGGCATGTACGACGCCGTAATGGGCCACGTGGGCCGCATGGCGCGCGACATCGGCCTTATAGAGCGGTATGGCCCCAACCCCAACGCTCAGATGAAATTGCAATTTGACCTGGCCGCGCGCACCGATGGGCGGACGCCGGACAACCTGGAGCGGACATTCGGCATCTCGCCCCAGTCGTACTGGAACCACATCAACGGCACCACCAGCACGGCGCAATCAGCAAACATCGCGTCGATCGGCATGCACGTCCGTGCCATGCAGACGATGGGCAAGCTGGGCGGGGCGGTCATTTCCAGCATCACGGACCTTGGGACGTTCTTCGTCACGACTGGGTACAACCGCCTCAGCTACTGGGATGCGGTCAAGAACATTGGCAAGACGGCGGCCAGCAAGGACGCGCGAGATTTCCTGACCGCCCACGGCGTCATCGCGGAATCGATGTCCAACGACATGAGCCGCTGGGCTGGCGACCACATCGCGCAAAACTGGTCGGGGCGCCTGGCCAACAGCACGATGAAGCTGTCCCTGATGAACGCATGGACCGACACGCTCCGGCGCTCGTTCAGCCTGACGCAAATGCAGGGTCTGGCGAAGATCTCCAAAACTGAATGGGGAAAGCTGAACGAATGGGACCGCGCTCTGTTGGAGCGCAAGGGATTCGACGAAGCCGACTGGCAGGTGGTGCAAAAAGCCGAACTGACTGATTTCAGCGGAAAGCAGCACCTCACGCCCGAGGCGATCCGAGCCAGTGGTGACGAGCGGGCAAACGAGGTCGTCTCCAAGTACCTCGGCATGATCCAGGATGAGGCGGAGTTCGCCGTCCTGAACCCCGACCTTGCGGCGAAGGTGGCCGGCACTGCGGGGTTGCAGGCTGGCACTGTGTCGGGCGAGTTGGCCCGCAGCATGATGCAATTCAAGTCGTTTCCGCTCGCCATGGTGTCGCGGCACTGGCGGCGCATGTTCGATGCACCCAAGGTTGCGGACGGCAGTGCGCCGGCTATGGGCAATCGTGTGATGTACGGGATGGCGCTGGCTGTCACGACGAGTGCACTCGGGGCCATTGCGACGCAGGCAAAGCAGATCGTTTCCGGCAAAGACCCGATCGATATGACCGGCCCACATGCGGGGAAGTTCTGGGTCAGGGCGGTAGCCCAGGGCGGCGGCCTATCCATCGTCGGCGATCTGTTGCTGAACAATCCGAATGATTCGCTTGGCGGGTTCGCCCGATCGTTTGGCGGAACGCTGGCCGGCCCGGCGATCAGCACCGCTGCCGAAGGCCTTGGGATCGCGCTGGAAGAGGGCTACAAGGCTTCAGAAGGCAAGCAGACACACGCCGCCGCGCGCACGGTCAGGCTGCTGCGCAGCAATCTCCCGTACGTGAATCTCTGGTATGCCAAATCTGCACTGGATCACGCGGGCATGCACGCACTTCAGGAATCGCTCTCCCCCGGCTACCTGAGCAAGATGAAGGCGCGAGCGTCTAAAGATTTTGGTTCCACCTACTGGTGGTCCCCGGGAACAGGCGCCCCGGAACGCGCGCCCGACATGGCAAAGGCGGTGGGGCAATGAGGGAAGATCAAAAAGCACGGCTCGACGAGATCGACGAATTGCTGGTAGAGCAGTTCATCTCGGAGGCCGATCCACGCAACTGGCCAGGCTTTGGGAAGCTGCCAGCCGATCTCACGCGCGAGGAGCGCGGCGATGCGCACTGGACGCGCAAAAGCGCCGTGGGCACGGCGGCCACGCTGCGCACGCTCCACGACCTGGTGGACCGGCACCTCGGCAACGTGAGCAAAGACCCTGGCACGCAGGAGGGGCGTGACGACGACCTCGACAATAAGATCAACAAGTACGAGCAGGAGGCGGCGAGGCTGCTTGAGAAGGTGCAGGCGGTAGGCCGCAAGTAAGTGGCCCGCCCGTCCTTCCTTGCGTTCTTTCTGGCGTGGGCTGAGCGCCAGGGCTGGGCCGTCCCTGAGCCGCACATCCGCATCTGCCATTGGCTGGAGCACCGCGGCGACCTAGCCGTGCTGCGCTGCCACCGTGGCATCGGCAAGTCCACGCTGCTGGCTGTCTACAACGCCTGGCGCTACACCTACGACCCGAGCTATCGCATCCTGCACCAGTCGGAAGCTGACGGAACCGCCTACAAGACCAGCCGCGACACGCAAAACGTGCTGCGCCGGCACCCGTGGACCGAAGGCATGCTGCCGGACGGACAGGGCACCGTCGAACAGTGGTGGGTAGTTGGCGCGACCGATGCGCGGAATGCGTCGATGTACGCCAAGGGCATCCTGTCCAACGTCACCAGCGCGCGCGCGGACGAGTGCCAGAACGATGACGTGGAGGTTCCGCGGAACATCGGCACGCCCGAGGCGCGCGAGAAGCTGCGCTATCGGCTGGGCGAGCAGACCCACATTCTTGTCCCGGGTGGGCGGCACCTGTACATCGGCACGCCGCACACGCACGACAGCTTGTATGACGAACAGGAGCGGCTTGGCGCGGACTGCCTGACCATCCGCATGTTCGACAAGGAGCACCGCACCGACAAGCCGGCCTTGGTGATCGACCCGGGCTTCGCGCCCGAGTACATCTTCATCGGCATTGGGAAGGGAGCGCGGCTCCTGAAGCCGGAAGTGGACTACTGGGTCAAGGGCACGCAGGTGCGTTTTGCCGGCATGCCCGAGGGCTTCATCGATTGCTACGCCGGCTGCGCCTGGCCGGAGCGGTTCACGCGCGAGGAACTGCTGACGCGCCGCCGCAAGACCCGCACCATCAACGAATGGGACTCGCAGTACCAGCTCCACAGCAAGCCGATCGGGGACGTGCGGCTCGATCCCGAGAAGATCATTCCCTACGACCTCAAGCCGAAGTTGTCCACGGCCAACCGGCAAGCAGTGCTCATGCTCGGGAACGTGCGCATCGTGAGCGCCGCATGCCGATGGGACTGCGCGCTGGGCAAGATCGACACCGACGCTTCAGCCATCTCGCTCGTGTACAGCGATGCCGCGGGCCGGCTGTACTGGCAGTTCGCGGTTGGGCTGACCGGCGACATCGATGACCAGTGCGACCAGGTGCGCAAACTGGTGCTCGAGTACCACATCCCGAGTGTCACGGTGGAAACCAACGGGCCGGGCGGTTTCGTTCCTCCCATCCTGCGCAAGCACCTGAAGGGCCAGGGCGGCAAGAAGCCACTGCCCGCGGTGGTGTGCGGGGTCGTCGAAGACCACGCCAGCACGAACAAGAACAAGGACATCCTCGACGCCTTCGAGGCTCCCATGTCCATCGGGTTGCTGTGGGCGCACGTGGATGTGCTGGATGGACCGATGTGGGACCAGATGAAAGACTGGAACCCGGCAGTCACTAACCAGCCGGACGATTACATCGACTCAGGCGCGCGCGCGATTCGCTCCAACCCCGTCCGCATCGGCAGCAGGCAAGGCGCCGGGATTCCGGCAGAGGTAGGCGGTGCAATGTGGCGGCCAGATTCTGGCGTCCATGAAGTCACGCTGGAGGCCTAATGACCGTTCCCGTTCAGACCCCCGTTGCCAATCACATAGGCAACGGCGTCACTACCGCATTCGCGTACGGCTTCAAGTTGCTGGACGAGTCCGACATCGTGGTAAGTGTCGATGGCGTGGAAAAAACGCTCGACATCGACTTCTCCATCGCTGGCGTGGGCGTGGAATCGGGCGGCACGGTGACTTTCGCCGTCGCACCGGCAGCGCTCTCCGAAGTAGCGCTTGTCCGGCAAGTGGCCCTCAACCGGCTAACTGACTACCAATACGCGGGCGATTTCGAGTCGCCCACGGTCAATCGCGACTTCGACCGGCTGGTGATGATGCTGCAGGACAGCGGCCTCGCACTGGCAAACACGATCCGCCTGCCTCCTGGTGACGCCTCCGATGGCGTGCTGCCCAGCGCGAGCAATCGAGCGCTCAAGGGCCTGGCCTTCGACGCGGACGGCAATGTGATCCTGACAGTGGCCAGCGACGCAACCGCTCTCGCTGCGGCTCTTGCAAGCCCTGGTGTCGTGGCCAGCACCGGCGCGGGCATCGTGTCCTTCAATGATGCAGCACCTTACGCCGCGGGCACCACGGGCCAGAAGTTGCAACTGCTCGATGCGGAACTTGGCGGGGTGATCTCCGACCTGGGCGACGGCACATTCCCGCCAGTCAGCTCGGTGACGAACGCCAAGCTGTCGGACATGGCGGCGGCCACCCTCAAGGGGCGCGCCACCGGAGCCGGCACAGGCGCCCCGGTTGACCTGACTGCAGCACAAGCGCGCACCATCCTCAATGGGACCGCATGGGATCTTGCTGTCGGAACGGTTGACCTCACGAAGTCATTGACTGGGGCAGTTGCCCCATCGCCGCCGCTCAACATCACGGTAACCGACACGCTGAACATCGCCGGGAACTTCGCGTTCGGCGCGGCCATCTTGGTCAACCGCACAGGCGGCACCGGGCACCGTGAAGCGGCCACCGCTCGTATCACCAGCAACGGCGCCCCAGCCAGTGAGTTTTGCGTCGGCTTCCATGGCCTTGCCCGCGTTCAAACGGGGTCCGGCAATGCCTTCGGTCTGAACGGCTATGCATGGGTCGATGCTGCCGCGCTCGCCACGGCTGAAATCTGTGGCGGGGAGATGAACACCGATGCGCGCCGCAGCGTCAATCGCAAGGTTGGCCTCCAAGTTGTTGACGTTGCCACGTCCACGGGCGCTGGGACAGCGTACGACGCCGGCGTCATCATCGGCAGGCAGGCAGGCGGCAACGGCTACAACATCGGGATCTCTTTCGGGTTCGATGGAACGACAGGCTTCGGCGTGCAGACGGGCGGCACGTTCATCTCCGCGCCCACGAGCGTCACGTCATTCCGGGCTGGCCTCGACCTGGCCGGTATCTCTACGTGGTCTGTTGCACCAATCCTGCTGCGCCCCAACTCCAAAGGCATCTGGTGGGGAACAACTGCGGAGGGCGGTTCCGTCATCAGCGAGACGGCAACGGGAGGCGGTGTCGTAACGTTTCTGAACGCGGAAACCAGGGTGAAGTTCGGGGCCACTAACGTCGCAGCCTGGACGATCCGCGACACCTTCCTCATCGTGCGCACTGGAGCTGACGGCGCCGAGATTTTCCGGCGCCTCATTGCGGGCGCGGCAGATTCTGGCGGCGCCGGCTATCGCGCGTTGCGCGTGGAGAACTGATCCCATGATCCTCAATGTGAACGACCGCGTGGCCCTTCAAGTGGGCCGTCTAAACATCGCCGTGCTGGAGAACTCCGCCCAACTCGACGAGCAAAACGCCGTGTTGACGCGCGCATGGGGCGCATTGGTGCAGGCCGCAAAGGCTGGCGCCGCGCCCGACCTGGACAAGCTCAAGGCCGAGGACAAGCAATTTGCGGCCTGGCTGGAGCAGAACCCGTGACTCGTACCAAGCCGGCGCCCCTGGAAGACGAGCATCCTGAAGGGCACCGCCTCATGAAATTCGATCCGACGATCAGCACCGGGACCATCCTGCAGACCGTTGTCGTCTCCCTTGCGGGGGTGGCCTTCTTCTATGGCCTGAAGGCCGAGAACGCCGCGACAAGGGCCGATCTCGAGCAGACCAAGGCCGTGGCCCTCATCGAGCGCGCGCAGACCACGCAAGCCCTCGGCGAGATCAAGGCCGAGATGAAGGAGCAGGCCAAGACGCTCAACGACCTGAAGGAAGGCATCGCCATCCTGCGCGGGCGTTCTGCGGAAACAGGGGGCAAGCGATGAACTTCGATCAAGCATTCGAGCGGCTTATCGGGCACGAGGGCGGCTACGTCAACGACCCGCGCGACCCGGGCGGAGAAACCAACTGGGGCATCACCTTTGCCGTTGCGCGCGCCGAGGGCTACGCCGGCCCGATGCGTGACCTGCCCATCGTCACGGCCAAAGACATCTACCGGAAGCGCTACTGGAACCCCGTGCATGCCGACGAGCTGCCTGACAGTGTGCGGTTCGACGTATTCGACGCCGCGGTGAACCATGGCCCAGGCCAGGCCGCCAAGTGGCTACAGCGCGCCGTAGGCACCCAGCCTGATGGTGTGATCGGCGCGGCCACCATCGGCGCTGCACGTGGCGCCGGCCCGCTCATCGTCGCCGCCTTCAACGGGTATCGCCTCCAGTTCTATACCGACCTCCCGACCTGGCCGACCTTCGGCAAGGGGTGGGCGCGGCGCGTGGCCGCGAACCTTCGCGCAGCCTGAAAGGCACTCCATGAACCCGCTCATCATCGCCCCTATCCTCGAGATCGGCAAAAGCATCCTCGACCGCCTTTTTCCCGACCCTGTGCTGAAGGCTAAGGCCGAGATGGAAATGATGGTCTTGCTTCAAACGCAGGACTTGCAGAAGGTCATGGGCCAGCTCGAAATCAACGCCAAGGAGGCGGCGAACCCGTCTATCTGGGTTTCGGGATGGAGGCCCGCGGCAGGTTGGTCGAGCGTTGCCGGCTTGACCTACGCGACCATCGTGCACCCGCTCTTGTCATGGATGTCTGTCGTGAAAGGCTGGCCGGCGCCGCCAGAGATCGACACCGAGACGCTGCTCTACGTGCTGGGCGGCATGCTCGGGCTCGGGACGCTCAGGACAGTTGAGCGCGTGAAGGGCAAGGCGTAGAGGGTTAGCCAGCCATTGCAGCGGCAGCGATCTTCTGAACGCCTGTGAGGACGTGGCGCATTGCTTGGGCGCTGATCTGGCCCAACGATAGGCCTGCCGCCTCCAGTACCTCATGCGCGCGCTTCAGGTCGGGCTCAGGGAATACGTCGAGCGGGTAGGCCTTGGCCCACTCATCGATCTGCCGCAGGGCTTCTCCTTCCGGCGATAGCGGATCGGACGCATCTTGGTAGGTCGCAGCGAAGATATGCGCCTTGCAGGGGTACATCTCGCCTTCTATGCCGCGAATGATCCAGTCGCCGCGGTCTGCTCGCATGATGCCTTCCATCGTGTGGATGTAGGCGAAGGTCAACGGGTCGTTGAACGGGCTTCCCGTACCTTCCGAGAAGGTCTGCACCACGTCAGCGCTACGGGCGTCGAGGAACCAATCCGGCATTGGACCGCCGTCTAGGCAAAACGCTTCGACGACTACGGGCTTCTTTCGGTATGCTGTCACATCAATCCTCCTATACGCACAAGGCGATTTATCCCTGATGGGTGGGGTGGTTAGGTCCGCTGCAGATCGTCGGGGTGGACGCCGAACAGCCTCGCCATCGGTTCACGCAAAGCGGACCGCAAGGCGATCAACTCGGTTTCGAGGGTGGCGATGCGCGCCTTGTCTTCGGACAATTCCTCGTCATGCATGGTCGCGGCGGCCTTGTACGCGTCGTCCGTGACGTAGCCGAGCGTCCCGTAGCCGTCCAAGCTGTAGCCGATCAACTGCGCCAGTTGCATGCGGTCTTCTGGCGCCGCGTCCAGGCGGGCCAATTCGTTGAGCCCGAGGCCAGTGCGTTTCCCATGATCGACCAGCATGCGGACTAGCGGGTTCTCCTTGAAGCGCAGAACCTCGTGCGAGTCAAGAACCAACGGCTGAATCGGGTGTCGGGCGGTGGTCATCTCAATCCTCCAGATATAGGAAAAGGTCGTTCTACAGAGGGGAAGGGGTGGGAGGTCAGGGCTTGTCCGGGATCTTGGCCTTGAGCTTCTTCGCTTCCCTGGTCACGAACGCCCGAATAGCCTCGCTCCCCACCAGTCTGGCGTCCTTCCACTGGTCATCTGTCATCCGGATCTGGCGCGGCTTCATGGCCTCGCCGTCTGGGGAAAGGGGCTTGCGTCCTTGGCCGCGGTCACTCATGGGTCTCATCCTGTTTATTGTCACCAGCAAATGGCGGTTGCCGGGAAACTGCCCGCGCACGTAGCCGCCACGTACCCATAAGCGGGCCGCTTTCAGGCTGGGCGCTACCCAGTTCTGTCTTCCCCGGTGCTACCGGCATGCTTTGCGAACTCTGGAAATAGTTCGTGGATCTCAATTGCCGCGCGTGCGGTTCGTGCAGTTTCGCCAGCCGCCGCCAGAACATTGCGGGAATGCGCCCGCGCCGCCGAATTGCTCTGCATCGACGAGGTGCGCTGAATCGCCTGCAGGTGTGTGCGGGCCGCTCTTGAAGCATCATGGGATGCCGAACCCGCCATTCGCTCCAACTCGACCACGCTATATGTACGGGCCATCAGCTTGGCCCAATCCGAATACCAAGTCTGGTAGTTCACATCATCCCGGCCGTATTGGCGCTCCCAATTCATTACGCCACCTGAATGTGTGCGCCACTGACGCAAGCCACGCCGCCAGGAAGCCTGACTTCCCACATGCCCTCGCTGTAGTGACGAACCACAACACCTGAAAAGCCAGAGTAGGTGATGTGCTGCCCAGCCTTGAAGAAATCTGCTTGGAAATATGCGGGGGTGGCCATGGTCTTCTTTCGGTTGGTGTGTTGATAATGTAGCTACGAAATCAAGCGGCCGCAACAACTATTTTGTAACTACGAAATCAAGCCAAATCGTTGGAACCGTTTCGAACAGCCCAAAGGGAAGCGCGGCCCGAATCTGGCCGATGTTGGTTTTCGAAAAGTGGGCGAAAGCGGCGCCGTTCATGGCTTTTGGTATCGGCCTGCTTCGGCGGAGGCCGAGCCTGTGCAAATCTGGTGCAAAAAGCTGCTCGCGACTGCCGGTTTCTGCCCGTCTGCCGTGCCGACTTTCCTCTGAAGCGGCATGTTTGCTTGCCTCAAACTGGCATTCACACTGCTGGGGTCGGAGGTTCGAAGCCTCCACCGCCCACCAATGAAAAACACGGTAGACGGCACGAAAGCCCGTCTGCCCTGTGTAAAAACCAGTGTAAATCATGCGAACGCCTTCACCATGGCGGTTCGCTGCTGCTTCACCTGCAAGTGGCTGTAGCGCTGGGTCGTCGTGATCGAAGCATGCCCCAGGATCTTGCTCACCGTGTACAGGTCCGCGCCGCTGGCCACCAGGATCGACGCGCAGGAATGGCGCAGATCGTGGAAGTTCACGTACTCCATGTCCGCGGCCTTCCGGCCCCGCTGGAAACCCGTCTTCAACCCTTCGAAGTTCTTGTATGGCAACGGCAGGTGCTTCAGCCACGGGCGGAGCGGCTTCACGATGGGGATCACCCTCGACCGCAGGGTCTTGGTGTTCTTGGCGTGGATCGTCAGCGTGGTCTTGGACACGTCCTCCGGGCGCATGGCGAGGATTTCCCCGCGCCGGGCCCCGGTGTACAGGGCGATCCAGATCGCGGCCTGTACGCTCTCTGGGCAGTGCTCCGCGAGCTTTTGCACCTGTGCAGGCGTCAGGAACACCTCGCGCTTGTTGTTCGGGGGCAGGCTCTTGACCGCGGCGCCGTGATTTACCTCCGTCAGTCCGAGTTCCCATGCGATGGAAAGCGCCTTCTTCAGCGCGGCCAGGCTGCGGTTGATCGTCGCCGGTTTGTAGACCGGCTTCAGGTCGCGGATGATCTTGGCGCCCACCTCGCGCACCTGGGAAGCGCGGAATCCTTCCAGCCACGGGGCAATCCGCAGCGCACAGTGCTTCTCCCGGTCGGGCCACCGCGTGGTTTTCGCGTGTTCCATGAAAAGTGGCATGATTTCCACCAGCAGCGGGTCGCCCGCAGCAGCTTTCGGGGTGCTCAGTTGCTGCCGGAGATCAGACTCAACGCGCTTGGCATCGCTCGCCGTTGCACCTTCCTCGAGGATTCGATGAATTCGACGGCCTTTGACCATGACCCCGACGTGTCGGCGACCTTGCTTGTCGATCCAGGTTGACATTTCTTTCCTTGGTGGGCCCTGAGCCACTGTTTACATTCGGCGAGATCGTAGCGTTTGCTCCGGCCCACGGGTGTGCAGGGCAGGCCGTCGAGCTCCAGGCGCCGGACGGTGCTCTCGCTGATCCGCAGGCGGACGCAAAGCTCTTGGCGGGTGAGGTCGTTCATGCTTCCACCTCGAAGCGGTTGCCTTTGCGCAGGTTGTGCGCGGCTGTGATGATTCGCAGATTGCCTGCGACGTGCAAGCCGGAAACGTTCTTGCCCTGAAGGGGATAGAAGTGATCAACGTGGTGCTCGACACCTGTTTCTGCCGTCAGCCGCCGCGCGCTCGCGTAAACGGCGGTGATTGCCTCTTGATCGGCCCATGCGGGACTGCGAGCCAGTTTTGCGGCCCGGCGCTTTACTGCCAGAGCGGCCTTCACATCAGCTTTCCGCTGGTCAACGGCGGAGCGGTGGCGCTCGTACCCGCTAGGCCTGAGATTCCATCCGGCAACCACCTTGCGCTCCCATGCTGCATTCTTTCGAATGAAGGCGTCAACTTCTGCGACTTGCGCCGCGGTGAGAACGATGCTCATGGCGTCTTCCCCCCGCCCTCGTGCATAGAGGCGCATGTGATGTGCCCCGGGTGCTTGTCGTGGTACTGGCGCTCGTCGTCGGTGTGCGCATGTTCCCGCCAGAAAGAATCCGGCCGACAGATCATCATCAGCCCGCAGCGCTCGCAGCATCGTCGCTCACTGCCCATGGGCTGGTCGCGCTGGGTCATCAGGTGTAGGGTCTTGGTCATGGCGTAGTGCCCTCGTGTATAGAGGCGGCAAGCAGTGCCTCGCCTGCAGGCGTCAGTTTGACCATCGTCCACGGGTAGCCGCAGGAGTGGTCGGTTTCGATCAGCTTGCCGTGGTTGGTCCGCACGCCGTCCTTGACGGTGGTCAGGCCCTTGTGGATCAGCCGGGTGATCGTGCGGGCGATGGTGTCGTTGGCTGATGCCTCGAAGGCGCTGAATCGTCCGGCTTGCTTGAGCACTCGCAGCACTGTGATGTGGTCGGCCTGTTGCTTGCGCGTCAGGTCGTCTAGGCCAGTGGAGAACGAGCAGATGATGACGCGGGTGTCGTTCATGCTCCCCCCTGATCAGCCGCTGCACGAGCCGCGTCGATTGCGGCGCGAACGATTGATTTCCAGTCGTCTCCAGTGCCCGGCTCCCAAATCACAAGCTGGTAAGGTTCGCTCGGGTCGAAGTCGATGTTCGCGTTGTCGAGCAGCCATGCGAATCGCGCCGCATCCTCCCTCAGCGCCTCGCACTCCGCCTCCCCATTCCCGCCAGGCAGAGCGGTGGTTTGCACGGTCTTGATCTGCGCGAGATCGTGATCGCGATCCTTGCGGTATGCCGGGCTGCTTACGTCTGCGAACAGGTCATCGCGCTGCACCCAGCCAGCCGCACGCAGGAATCCGAGCCGGTGCGCCTCTTGCAATTCATGCAGCTTGTCAGCCGCTGCAACCTTGGGTGCGGGGTCTTTTCCGCTGCCGTAGCACCGCAAGCAAAGATCGCCAGGAAAGGGCGCCTGCTGCACGGTGGTGGGCTTCGCAAGCGGCAACACGAGGTGCGCGATGCGCTCGCGCAGGCTCTGGTGACCGTGGAACTCCTTCGCCACGTCTCGGAGGTCGTTCACCAGCTTGGCAATCTCGTGATCCTTGAGGGGCTGCACGGTGGTGGGCTGGGTGAGCGTGAAGGTCTTGAAGTTCGCATCGACATGAGCCGCCCCCGTAGCAAGCGCGGCGCGGTAGCACGCATTCCAGCCATCGCGGTGATCTGGGTTGACGTGCGATGCCGAGGGGTGATACGGCAAGAACTCATTGCCGCATTTCCATTCGCCCTCCCTCGGGGCGGCCGGTATCGCGGCGGGAGGGGTGGCGACTGGATCGCGGTTCGGGATCGGGCAATTGCCGCCGCAGTTGCGCAGCACCTTCAGTTCGCACTTGGGGCAAGTGACTTCGGACAGGTCAGCCATGTCTATCTCCTTGGGCTTCTTGGGCTTGATGGGGTGCTGCGTTGCACTTCGGATAGCCGCAATGCAAGTTGTGCAATTGGCAGCCGCCCGGCTTGAGCTTCTCGGGGCAGTGATCGCGCACCGGCGCTGCCCCCTCCTGCCTGCTGGCGGAGCGGAGACGGTCGAGTTCGGCGAGAAGGGCGCGCATCGTCTCGGGGTGGCACGCCGCGATGTAGTGCATGGTCTCCATGTAGTCGAAGCGACCGATGACGGGCGTTCCCCATGGAGTGGCGTTAGGATCGTCAGTGGCGTGCAGATACGGCATCCTGTCGAGTTGCCGCCAAGGCTTCAGCGCTTCAGCAGGTAACGCAGCAAGCGCATCACGAATGGCCTGCTCGCCATCCAGGCCAACAGGTGCCGCGCTCACGATGCCTCCCCCGTAGCGGCAGTAGCGGCGATGGCAGCCTTGGGCCAAACAATCGCGGCGTGCTCGAAGGCCAATTCCCAGTCGTACTCGTAGCCGAAGTCTGCGGCGAGACTGGCAACGCTCATGCCGTCGTAGTGGTTCGACAGAACGCCGTTGTCATCGAACCAGCGGAAGGGCTCGCGCCAGATCACTTTCTGGCCCGGTTTGAGGAACGGGCGCAGCAGGTCAGCCATCCGTGCATTCAATGACTTGCCGCCCCCAACAGAGGGAGCGCGAAAGATGGGATCGGTGTATTCGTCGGAAGCGGCGATCACCTGGGAAATTCGGTAGGTGGGGTGGGTGTTCATGGCGGTTCCTTAAGCAGCCTTAAGCCGCAGTTTTTCTTCGTTGTCGTGCACGAGAACCGCGAAGGCCATCAAGTCGGCCTCCAGCTTCTCGATGTCGTCCTCAACGCGCGTGATGCGGACGATGTGCAGGCCCTTGCGGCCAGCGGCTTCGAGGTCAGGCGCCCACAGCACCAGGTCAACCCATTGGCGGCCAAGCAACCACAGGTAGCCGAGACATTGGTCCCGGTAGGCCGAAATGTCGCCGTCAACCACTGCGGTGAACAGCGTTTCACTGCTGACCATGGTCTTGATTTCAAGCACGCCGTCTTCGTCGATCAAGCCATCGGGCGAGAGGCCGAAGTTGTCATCGTCGGACAGGAAAAACCCGGCTTCATCGACCATGTAGCCCGTCTCAGCTTCATACATGGCTCGAGCAACCGGCTCCTGCTCCACACCAAGCCGCATCGCTGCGTTCTGGAACTTGGATGGCGCCTTGCCACCGATGCGCTCACGGGCTACGTCGCGGGCGTACTCAAGGCACGCCTTCGACGGTTGGCCGCTCTTGAGCTTGTCTCGGCAATCCTTGAAGCGCGAGCCGGTCACCACGCCGCGGCGCGCAGTCAGCCATTCCTCGCTACCCTGTTCAAGCTTCAGCCACGGCATCTTTCACCTCCACATCAGTAGCTTCAGCCTTGGCCTGATCTGCCCTGATCCGGGCCAGTTGCGCCTTGTATGCGGTCTTGAGCAGGTCATGCGCCGCGAGGTCGTTGGCGAGCTTGCCGTTGTTCTCGGCCCAGTAGCTCTTCAGTTCCTCCACCGTCTTGGTCGAGCGCAGGCCATCAATGACGGGCTGCGGGTCGATGGCCGCAGGCTTCGCATTCAGCGCCGCCAGGCCTTCCCCGCCATCGGTGTTCAGGTGGTGGATCGCTTGGTCGAGGCGGTCGGACTTCGGCCAATACTTGTAGGCCCGCTTCACCACGGTCTTCTTCGCCATCTCCCCGTAGTCGGTGTCCCATGGCGACTGCTTGCCGGCCTTGACCGACTCGGACCGGTTCTTGATGGCGTCGATGTCCTCGCGGTTCATGCACTCGGTCAGGTAGTCGCCGCTGTGCATCTTCACGACCACGTACGCACCCACCATGTCACCGCGCTCTTTGGAGAACGGGTTGAAGGAGTGCGTCGGCGGGCGGTCGAAGCCATTCAGCGTGAATGCATCATTGGCGTAGACCAAATCAGCCTGCGCCCACATGATCGAGCCCGACTGAATGGCAAGGTCGATCAGGCCCATGTAGCTGATGTCGAGGCAGATCTTGCCCTTGCGGGGCACGAGGTAGGCCTGCTTCTTCGCCGGGTTGAGGCTGATGCCGATGGCCGCGATGTTCGTGACTGCGTTGACCACGGATTGACGGTCACCGGCTGCGAGCTTGGCAACGTAGTCGCTGGCGGTCAGCACCTGGATGGCAAAACCGGCCTCGCGCTCGAAGTTCAGCGAACGATCAACAAGGACGTTCTGAAAGCTGTCCTCGGCGCCATAGACGTAGTTGCTGATGGTCTGGATTGCGTTCATAGCGGCCACCATCCAAACGGAAGCGACTCAGCCAAGGCAAGCCCGAGAGTCATGCAGCACGCGACAACGAGCAGACCAATCACGAGGTCGCTCAGGAACGTGCTTTCTTCTTCGTCGGTGTTGTCGGAGAGGGGCGAGTTGATGTAGTTCACGGCTACTCCTTCGCGGCGAGTTGATCCAGCGCCATTTCGCCGAGCTTTGAAAGCGTGAGGGGCGCAGCAGAAGCGATGCCCCTCTTGCGGCCCTCGCTGGCCGTTACGCTGGCTCCAGATACGGTGAGCACGCCGGTATCGCCGACTTCCTCGCCGCTCCAGTACAGTTCCCCGGAGGCATTCACGCCACGCGCGCCGAGCCACAGCACGAGCCATTGCATCCACTCGGTGTAGTTGTAGAACTTCTCGTTCCCGTCCCATACGATGCCGTCGAGAGATTCCGTGGGCACCCATTGAAAGTAGCTTCCCGGGTGGTCGCCGTCGATCTCCTCGGGGTCTTCGTTGAACTGCAAAAGCAGCTTGGCTTCCGTGATCGACAGAGGGCGCGACAGCGACAGTGCGCCCTTGAATTTCGTGGTGTATCCCATCACTGCTCCTTCATCGCGACATTCGCCGCTTCTTGGTTGTTGGATGCCGCGTCGGCGGCTACATCTGCTACGACTTGAGCGGTAAGCTCTTCCGTATCGGGATGCTTGTGTTCGAGGTAGGCGTTCAGCAGCAGGATCACGAAGGCTGCGAGGATGCCGAGTGCCCGGTTGGTGGCGGTTTGGCGGAGGTTCATGGCTCAGTCCGTGTATGCGATGAACTTGAACCGGCCATTGCCGAAGTGCTCGAAGCGACCGCCGAACGTGCCATCAACCTGCTTGCGCACCATGTCGCGGTCGGCTGAGTCGTCGCCCGATTGCGGGTAGACGCCCTCCTTGATCATTGAGCAGCTCGAATGCGACCTGTCGCGCCAGCTAACCCGGGTGTTGTCGAGCGGCAGGCTTCGCAGGCGGTCTTGTTCTTTCGCCCATGCTGCCCAAACATCCTTCTCGGCCTGCGTCATCGGCTTGGCTTCAGGGGCCGGCTCGTCGGCTTCGTCCCAGTCGCACTCGTCGCAGTGGTTGCGCGCTGCGGTGCACGACGAGCAGGGCGGCGAGATATGGCAACTGCAGTTCTCCGACCGTCGCATGACGATGTGGCCGGTGCAGCCATCGCGGTTGCAAGCCGCGCCCTCTTCAAACCCGAGTTCTGTGTTCATGCAATCCTCGCTGCGTCAAAAGCAATGCGCGACTTGTCTTCACGGTCGAGCGTTGCAGGTTCAATGCCCCGGAATGCGTCTGCATCCGGCTCGTCAAGATCAAGGTCTTGCGCGATGGTGAGAAGGCGCTCCTTCGCTTCGTGCTGCTCGGGAGCGCACTGGGCGATGAGCATGTTCACCACGTCCGCAAGCTCGTGATCGCTCATGCCGCCCTCGCGCCAGATTTGCTTCATCTCTGCGCGAAGGGTCAGGAGGCGAGTAGCGCGCCACTGGGCTCGGGTCATGGCGTTCACGATGTCGCTCCTTGAGCGTTGGCGAGGTTGCGATTGCCGTAGTCGTCCTGCACGTCCTGACCTTCACGGCCAGTTGCCTTGCAGATCAGGTCGCGCAGCCGGCAGAGCTTCATCTGGCCTTCCGGCGAGTGACGCCCGGGCCATTCGTTGTGAATGTCGGCAAGAAAGATGTACTCGGATTCGACTGCAGCAAGCAGTTCAGGAGCGGTTGCAATCAGGCGGGCGTTGGCAGCAGCCTCATATTTGCGCTCGATGGAATCCGTGTTGATGTAGATGATCGAAAAGCCGAGAGCTTCTTGATCGATAGCGCGGATCGGGATGTCTTTGCCACCGGACCACGGTGCTGGCGTATGTTGCGCGGTCACGATGCCACCTCCGACTGAGTAGCCGCAATGTGACGAACCAAGTCCATAGACCTCAGTTCTGCTTGCGACACCGGAGCAAGGCGTACCTCGTAGCCGGGGAGGGTGAAGTCCAGCGGGGCCAGCGTCAGTTCCGCGGCTTCACGAGACAGATCGACGATCACGCTTTTGTTGCGCGGGTCGATGCGGCGGTTCAGGTGGATCACGATGGCTCTCCTTGATTGGGGGCGGGAGGAAGAAGAGGGACGCTCTCGCCGGTTTGGATGAAGTGCGCCTGTTGGCGGAACGCCCATGTGTGGTCCCACTTTCCTGCGAGTGCATCCGCGTGGCGTTGTCGGCATTCGAGGAAGTAGCCTTCAGGGTCGTTCACGCGCACGGCGCCACTGCGAACTTCAGCGATGCATGCCAGCGCGTTGTCTGCGTACCATTGGCGTGTCGCTTGAATGGTCGCTTCGTTGAATGTCCGCGCTTCGCGCTCGCCCTCGGTGCTGTGGAGGGTGGCGCTCATGACTGCACCTCCGGCGCCTTGTCGCTCGCTTGCGCAGTGCAACGCTTGCGGTTCGGGCATTCAATGTGGCTGCACTCAATCGCGCCTGCATTGATCATCTGCATATGCACGCCGCGCTTGTTGCAGGTCGCGCATTCCTTGGGCTTTGGGTCGCCCTTGTAGACGGTAGAGGCCCATGTGTTGCCTCCCGGGCTACGAGCAATGCGGGCGTTCTGTTCGGCATCCACCAGCGCACCTTCGAGCATGCGTGCAGGATTTGCAGGAACGACGCGCGCGCTCATGACTGCACCTCTGCCTTGGCGATGGCGGCGCGGGCACTCGAAACAGCCAGCTCGGCAAATTCCTCATCCGTTCCAGCCTGCATGACCGCGGCCTTGAAGCGGGCCGTGAGGTTGATCAGCTCGTTCAGCAGTTCAGGGGCGGCGGCGATCAGGCGGGCGTTGGCTTCAGTGTGCGAGTGGGACGTGTAATCACTGCCCGCCCAGTTCTCCGCAATGTCCGCACGAGAGCAGTCGGCAATGCCAGTGACGGCGACCGAGTTCACAAACGGGCCATTGGCCTCCCATGGCCCGGGGCTGTGCTTTGCGGCGCTCATGCTTGTTCGCCTTCGATGCCGTGAGCCGCGAAGAACTTGGTCGCGTACTCCTGACCGAGGTGAATCAATCGCGCGGTCTGCACGCCATCCTCTTCAAGGATGTCGAACGTCGCAGTGCTCTGCAGCACTGACATGCTGTGCTGATGCGCGAGTTCCTGCGCGAGGGTCAGGCGCTGCGGCGTCTTGCGCGGGGCCTTGGGGGTGTTGGTTGCCATCGATTCACTCCTGTGTGGTGGGCGAGTGAACGAATTATGCGCTATCGCTTAGTAATGTCAATGCCGAATCGCATAGTGACGCGAAAATATTTTCGACAGGCGTAAAAAAACCGCCCGAAGGCGGTTGGTTTCTCGTTTCTGGTGGACTAGTCCAGATCCCCGAGTTTGGTTACTTCACGCAGGCGGCGCGGCATTCGCCGCCTCGTAGGCGCACTCTCCCAGGTTGCATTCAACGAATCTGTTCTTGTGTATCCGACTTGCCCAGTTGCAACGATTTTGTCGGTCACGATGTTCAACCCTTTCACCATCGCCAGCACCGCGAGCTGCAGCCGCTCTGCACAGGCGCCCAGCACATGGAACTCAGTTCCGTGCGTGGTCTTTGAAATCAGGATCGATCCTTGTAGTTCTCCCGCCTCCTCCTGAGCGCTCATGCGGTGTAGCGCCGCCGCAGTGTCACTTCTTACGGCTGCCCGCGGACGCAGCCGAATCACTTTTCCCATTGTTGTCTCCTAGGTCCAAGTCGCCAAGCTCCGCAAAAATGTGAGATTGACGCAGTCCATCATGTGGCGCCACGGATGAGTTGTCACCGGGTGTATCCAGCAACTTAAGGATTAAGGCCGATTTATTTTTCGCGTTCGCCGGGTCGGAGGCCATAGATGCCAGCAATGGTTTCACTGCCATAAGTACGCTCTCTTCAGCCCCCTGGAGTACTTTAGTGAGCACATCGAGGGCCTGTGCGAGTTCAGATGTCTCGTAGGCGACAAGCTTTGGTTTTTGGCTGGTGATACCCGAAGTCAGCTTGCGATCAGCGGCGACCTGGTCGGCCAGATCAGGATCGTAGAAGGCCTCGAGCGGCACGCCGTAATGCTCAGCCAGCGGGCGCAGCGAGTCGCGCCGAGGCTCTTTCACCTTGCCGGTGATGAACTTCGAGGCGTAGGACTGTAGGGGAGGGTTCTTCAGGCGCGTAGCCACCCGGTAGGGGTTGTCACCTGCAGCGGCAAAAAGCGCCTTCAAAAGCTCTGGGCCGTTCATACGCGCACTATGCAGAAAAAAATAATGCGATTCGGCATTGCAAGACTAGGCGACATCGCATAGGATTGCGCTTTATGAGCACTCAGCAAAGCGAAACCCTCCGTCTTTTGATGCGCCTTCGGCAGGAGCACAACCTGTCGCAGAGCGAGATCTACCGCCGCACAGGCATCTCGCAGACCCGGCTCTCGCGCTGGGAGTCTGGAGAGATCGCCGCTGCTGCCGACGCAGCCCTCAAATTGCGCGAATTGGTCATCAAGTGCGACGCCCAAGCGAAGCGCGCGAAGACCCGAGCGGAGGCCTGAGCCATGGACCTCATCGACATCGTGTTCTTCGCTCTCGTCGGCTTGATATGCCTGCTCGGTGTCGCTCTGACGATAGCCATGCCAGCGCTTTCGCTGATGGATTACGTCGGCCCCGCCGACGAGCCCAAGCAGGAGTGACCCGCCATGGCCTACGCCTTCCTCGCCATCTGGCTCGTGATCCTGCTGCTTTGCTACTTGGCTGGCAGCTCTGCGATCTACCGGGCTAACGAGCAGATCGGCGAGTCCAGCGACAGCGGCGTCGAAAGCACAAACCCAACCGCCTGACGTTCGTCCGGCATTCCCACCAACCTCAACCCCTTCACCACCATGTACGCAAACCCGACCCACCTCCGCGTCAAGCGCATCAACCTTTCGCTCAACGAAGTCGAAGACCGAATGGCGGAGGCCGCCGCCGAGTTCAACGGCAAGCAGAAATCCGCTTTCTTGCGGGAGCTGGTGGTGGAGGGTTTGGCGCGTATGCATGCGATGAATTCTGCAGATGAAGACATGCAAATGCGAGCGCTTCAATCGTGACCATTTCCGAGCAAATCAGCAGCCATTCAGAGCCTGCCGCGTAACGGAAATGTGTAGTGACGAGAGACAAACAACAAGCCATCGACTTGACCGAGAGCCAGTTGCTGGACCTCAAGCGATACGCACGACTGCACGGCATCACTGTCGAGCAGGCCGCTACCAATCTGGCCCGAGCCGAGTTGGATGCGCGCTACCGCCTTCGACGCAATGGCGTCAGCAAGGTCATCCCATTCAAGCGTCGGTGATTTTCCGTAACGGAAAAGGAGCAGAAAGATGACGAACACGTTGACCGATCAGATGGTCGCCGACATGGATGAAGTTGCTGACTGGATGCACCGTCCAGCCTCGCAGAACAACGCCTTCGACTGGAAGGGCGTTCCAAGCGCCATCGGTGCCCAGCTACGCCCCCACAAGATGGACCGCAGCACCGAGGCACGCCGCTACTGCTACCCGGTCGAAGGACAGGCTGCCGGCGAGGCGTCGTTTCATCGGCGTGCGGCCATCCGGCTTGGGGGGATCTGATGCGAGTCGAAACCATCGGCGACGCAACCCTGTACCTCGGGGATTGCATGGAGATCCTGCCCACGCTGGGCAAGGTGGATGCGGTCATTACTGACCCGCCGTATTCCGCCCACGTTCATGCCTCGGGTATGCGCGGCGCCAACGGGTGGAAGGGCGAAATTTCGGTGGAGCGCAATCTCGGATTCGACGCGATTACAGCCGAGCAGATTGCCGGGCTTTCGGCCTTCGCAAGCACTGCCGCCCGTTGGTCGCTGGTCTTCTCCGATACGGAGAGCGCTCACCTTTGGCGCGAAGCAATGGAGTCGGCGGCCCTGCAGTACGTCCGCACAGCTTTCTGGAAGAAGACTGGGGGCGCCCCGCAATTCACCGGCGACCGCCCCGCAGTGGCATGCGAGGCCATCACTGTCTGCCATCCGAAGGGGCGGAAGCGCTGGAATGGCGGTGGCAAGCATGGCTTCTACGACGTGCCAATCGTGTTGGACCGAGGTGGCCCTGAAAGCGAGGCGCGAGTTCACACCACGCAAAAGCCGCTGGCGCTGATGTCGGCGCTGGTCTCCGACTTCACTGACATCGCTGACGTGGTAGCCGACCCCTTCATGGGCAGCGGAACGACTGGTGTTGCGTGCGTGCGCCTTGGACGCAAGTTCATCGGCATCGAGCGCGAACCGAAGTACTTCGACATCGCTTGCAAGCGCATAGAGCAGGCGCACGCACAGGGGCAGCTATTCGCCCCGGCAGCGGCTCAGCCGCAACAACTTGGATTGGAGGCCGCATGATCGCCCACACATCCGCAGAGGCGTACCACTCGCTCTCGCACATCCACTACGTGCAGCCCAAGCAAGCCGAGATCCTGGCCTTGTTCGGCGCTGATGGCGCCACCTTCACCCGTCAGCAGATCGCCGTCCTCACTGGCATGGCTATCAACTGCGTGTGTGGCCGCGTTCACAGCCTCGTGGAAGATGGCATCCTGGAAGAGCAGGGCGAGCACTACGACCCAGTGACCCACAAGCGGCAGAAGCTGCTTCGGTTGGCGAAGGGGCTCTGAGTGGCCCGCATCCGCACGATCAAGCCCGAGTTCTTCACCAGCGAGGACATTGTGAGCCTGCGCCCGCTCACGCGGCTGCTCTACATCGCCATCTGGTGCGAGGCCGACAAGGAGGGGCGTCTTGCGTGGAAGCCTCTCACGTTCAAGCTGCGCTATTTCCCTGGCGATGAATGCGACATCCAAGCCATGTGCCAAGAGATTGTCGATTCCGGCCTGGTGGTGTTGTACGGCGAAGGCTACGGCGTCATCCCGACCTTCAAGGCGCACCAGCATATCAACCCACGCGAGAGCGAGTCAAACCTACCCGAACCTGTCGCGATCACCACGCGTAAGGCACGCGTCGCCACGCGTCAACCACGCGACAGTGACGCACAGGTAGGAAGGGAAGGGAAGGGAAAGGAAGGGAAAGGTAAGGAAGACGCGTCGAACGCGTCGCGGTTCCCGGAGTTCTGGGCTGCATGGCCGAAGTCCGAACGCAAGCAAGACCGAGGTGTTTGCGAAACGAAATGGATCGACCGAAAGCTCGACTCCATCGCCGACCTGATCCTGGCCGACATTGCCACGAAGAAGAAAACCCAGAAGTGGCAGGGCGGCTACATCGAGGCCCCCGAGGTCTACATCAACCGGGAGCGCTGGAAAGACGGCGTGACCCCTGATGAGCCGGAAGCCGCTGGAGCGCTTGACCCCGACTCTCGCCCGTCCATCGAAGCCGAAGGCATCGCCAGAGGCATCGGCCCATGGGACGAAATGAAAGAGCAATGGCACGTCTACAAGGCCCGCGTCCGCGGCCCGGCACGTGGCGGCCTCGACATCAATGCGCTGGCAAAGATGGCCGCACAGCGGCAACAGGAGATTCACTGATGGCCGAAATTTCATTCGAACACGCCACCGCTGACGACAAGGAAGCGGCATTGGGTCGGGAGTTCCGAGAGATTCACGTCGAGTCCGCCAACTTTGACGGCGCCGGTGTGGTTGTCGCGATCCTCGAAGGCCGGCGAGTGGCGCTGATCGGCAATCCGCAACAGGCATTGACGACCTATCTCGGCGGCGTCATGCAACGCATCGAAACGCAAGGAGAGCACTGATGAGCGAATACAGCGCCGAATGCCAAGCGGCAAACCGCATCGCTGCGGAGTTGCGCGGCCTCCCATCGCCGAAGCAACGGGCTCGGATTCAGGTCGTCCAAGCGCCGAAGGTCAGGAAGCCTCGGGCGTACGCAACCGGCATCCCCGGCAAGGGGAGCTACCTAAAGCTGGCGAAACAGGCGCTCATGCCCGAGGTGCTGGCCTATTGCCATGAGTTCTTCGCCGACAACGACCAGTTGCCCACCCAAGCCTGCATCGCGCAGCGATTCAAGGTGACGGAGCAGACCGGCCACGACTACCTGCACCGGCTGGCTAAGGAAGGGCACATCGAGCGCAATGCGGTGGGCAAGTGGCGGTTCACTCGTCGGCGGAACCTCGGGGCATCGGCATGACCAGGCCACTCCAAATCCTCAAGATGATGGCCGTTTGCGAGACCATGACGGCCGAGCGCGCGAGCGTTGCCTGTAAGTGCGACCTGCACGCTGCACAGAACACGCTGTGTTTCATGGTCGCCCGTGGCTACATCGCGGTCGAGGCCAAGTCGAAACGGTTCCTTGCGGCCACTTACCGCATCACACCTCTTGGTGTGGAGCGCTCCACATTCGTCCCCAAGGTGAAGGGTGAGACAAAGGGGCAACGCGCCGCGCGCCGCACGAAGTGGGAGCACAGCACCGATGCGGCACTGGATGCGCTGGACAGAGACAGAGCAGTCGAACAGGCGAGAGAGGCGGTCGCCATCGCCATGCGCCGCGAAGTGCCGAACAGCGTCTTCGCACTCGGAGGTATGTCGTGAATGACCAACCTACAAACCGAGGTGGAGCACCTGGTGCGACTGGCTCAGACGCACCCGAACTGGGCCGAGTACGCAACATGGAAAGCCAACACGCTGGCGCAGAAGCGGCCGAAGGAGCACGGGGATCTGCCGATGCTGCTGAGCAATGCGCTCAACAAGGCCACCTGTACGCCTGGCGTGGAAACACCGTGATCGCCATGGAGAGCGGCGCCTTCCCTCGCGTGGTCTACATCGACCCCACGTGGCAATGGTGCTCGCAGCCGTTCAATGTCCAAGCGGCTGACCTGACGCCGATGCCTATGAAGTATTTCCACGGGGAGGTGCCGAAGTGACCGAAACCCTCACCATCGAACTGCACAACCGTCCCCAGGCTTGGGCCGCGATCAAGGGCCAGCTATTCCCATTCCTCGCCCAAGTCCTGCAAGGCGGCCACCGCTGGGTGCTGACCATCGCCCCGAGGAAACGCACCAAGGCCCAGAACCGGCGCTATTGGGGCAACGGGGTTCTCTCTCAGGTCGCCGCGCAAGCCACGATCAACGGGCGCCTGTACAGCACCGAGACGTGGCACGAGCAGTTCAAGCGCATGTTCATCGGCGTGGAGCAGTTGCCGAACGGTGACGTGCAGGGGAAGAGCAGCACGGCGCTTTCGACCGTCGAGTTTTCGGAGTTCTGCACGCAGGTTGAGGCTTATGCGGCCTCGGAGCTCGGCGTCACTTTCTACGAATTGGAGGCTGCATGAGCTTGATCGAACGCTACAGCGCAAACATTGTTGGCCGCGATCTGATCGTGGGAGACATACACGGCTGCTTCACCAAGCTGCGCCAAGCCCTAGATGATGTGGGCTTTAAGCCTGACGCTGGAGATCGCCTGTTCTCGGTTGGCGATCTGGTGGATCGTGGCCCAGAGTCGCCGGAGGCTGTCGAATGGATCATGAAGCCATGGTTCCATGCGGTGCAGGGCAATCACGAGGACATGGCGATCCGCTGGCCTGGCGGAAACATGGACGCCGGCAACTACATCGCCAACGGCGGCGGCTGGAATGTCAGCAACGCACCAGAGGCATGCGAGGCTCTATCTAAGTGCTTTGCAATGCTGCCGGTCGCTATTGAACTGGAGACGGCCAGCGGGTTGATTGGCATCGTGCATGCGGATTGCCCGTTTGACTCATGGCAGGAGTTCGCCGCCTCGTTGGACGACGAATCGCTGTCGCGATCAATGCTAAGCGCGATCATCGATGCAGCGCAGTGGTCTCGGGAGCGCATCGCAAGCGCCATGCAAGACGATGTGGCCGGTGTGCGTGCCGTAGTCGTGGGTCATACACCCATGCAGCGTTTTACTTCGCTCGGGAACGTGCTCTATATCGACACTGGCGGCTGGCTTCCCCGTGGTCACTTCACAGTGCTAGACGCGGCTACGCTCGCGCCCGCATATAGGCCGCTCTGATGCTCTCCCGCCTCCCCACCCTCAAAGAAAAGACCTGCGCCCAGTGCGGCACGCAGTTCCGCCCGTTCTCGTCCACCTCGCGGGTGTGCTCTCCGATCTGCGCATCGAAGTGGGTGAGGGCCAGCAACCGCCTCGAGCGGGAGCAGTTCAAGGCGCGGAAGGAAGCCGTCGCCACGATCAAGCAGCTGATCGCCAAGACCCAAACCGCGTTCAACGCCTACATCCGCGCAAGGGATGCCGGGAAGAACTGCATCTGCTGCGGCCAGCCATTCGAGCCCATGAAGCCGGGAGGATCGGTAGACGCCGGGCACTGGCGCTCACGCGGCGCCGCCCCTCAACTGCGCTTCGATGAAGCGAACGTGCACGCGCAACGAAAGAACTGCAATCGCCCTGGAGGCGCCAAGGCAGGCCCGTTCCGCGCAGGAATGATCGAGCGCGTGGGCATCGCCGAGGTCGAGCGCTTGGAGGCCGACAACACCGTACGGAAATGGACCCGAACCGAGCTGATCGCCATCCGGGCGCAGTACGTCGAGAAGCTGAAGGAACTTAAAAGGAGCCGAGGATGAATTGGATTCGCAAGGTTTTCAACCGAGGGGCCCTGACCGCGTACTTCGTCGCCGCCGTCTTCTCGGCGATGGTGGCTGAGGGAGAGGGCGAGATCATCCTACTCTTTGGCATTGGCGCAGTTGTGTCGCTCCTGGCGGGACTGCTGGCAACGCTCGAGGCGTTTTGTCAGGAAGAGGAAGGGCTGATGTTTCCCGTGATCGAGCCTGAGATGCTTGATTCCTCCACTCCGCTCGCGCGCGCCCGCGCATTTTACCCGGGCGAAACGATTTACCCGGGTAAAAAGGAGCGCCTATGACAAAGATCCCCCCGACCCCTGGTGTTTCGTGGTGGCACGTCATTGTGGAGATGGAGCGCAATGGCTACACCCATGCGGCAGTCGGTGCCGCTATAGGTGTGGGCAGGTCAACCGTGCAGGATTGGAAGAACCGGGATGCGGAGCCTGGCCATGTGGACGGCGAGCGGATGATTGCGCTGTGGCGAGTGGTGACGGGGCGGCCTCGGGAAGACATCCCGCTGAAGGTGAGCCAGATCCTGAGCGCGGCGGCGTTTCGATGAGTTATCAACAGAGGAAATCATGAAGAACTTCATTGTCGGCGGATGGCGGTGTGGGCTAGACGACAAGTTGCGCAAACGTTGCCATTGTGAGCACTGTGAGCCGCTTGTCTACATGGGGGATGCAGACGCCGAGATGGTTCGCTTACAAGGGGAACTCGACGTAGCCTACACAGCGGCGTTGCTGACCAAAAAAGAGCACGTCCACCACCTAATGGTGGCCATGAGCGTGGAGTTGAAAGCGGTTCTCAGAACCGTGGCCCAGGGTCGCTGTCCAAAAGAGCGGGCGCAGCGGCTTCTGGATTCAGCCGAAACGCCTTGGAAGTGGACAAGCGTCAATCAGACAGAGAGGTCAAATCTGACGTAGCCGGGATTCCGGCACCGGGGCAGGGGACAGTGCGGCGTCCCCTATTCATTCAGGAGCCGCACATGGCACGTCGCGCCGCAGTCACCCCCGGAACCGACCCCACGCCCGATGCAGACATCGGCGAAGCATTGGTGCAAGAGGGCGTGAAGTCCGAAGTCGCGCTGAGCGAGAACGAACAACTCCGCGCCGAACTCGCCGACCTCCGCAACCTGGTCAAGCAACTGGGCCGCAACCAGATCGCCCAGTCCATGCCCGAGAAGGTCGAACTGCCGTCCATGGCTGACGTGCTCAAGACCAACCCGAAGGTGGCCGTGTTGACCAAGGACGGCTGGTTCGTCCCCCTGGTTCACCCGACCGACCGCATCGCGAAGGTCTGACATGTGTGGCGGCGGGGGCAGTGCCCCACCACCTCCACCTCCCCGCGAGGACCCGCAAGTAGCTGCGGACCGCGCAGCCGCAGAGGCTGCGAGCAGGGCCAATGCTGACGGGGCCGCGCGTCGGACCATCCGCAAGCAATCCGCGCTGTCTACTGGTGCTGGCGAATCGTCCGCGCTGGCATACGGCAAGACGACCTTGGGGGCGTGATGCGCACGTTCACCGTCGCCCTTCCGGATGGCAACTCGAACACGGTCACAGCCGAGTCCATGGAATTGCGCGCCGACCTGCTCGTGTTTCTCAAGGCCGGCGAGCCAGTCGCAGCGTTCGCTCGCTGGACTTCCGTCATCGAGGACGGCGTAGCCACCCCGAACCCGGCGTCCGCGCCACTGGCGGAACCCCAAGCAGTCACAGCCCTGCGCGAATCCATGCGCGAACGCGGAGCAACCGTCTGATGAGCGAAACCGCCGAACATCTCGAGCGCCGGCTCACCCAGTTGCAATCGCAGCGGCTGCCGAACGAGACGATCTGGAAGGAAGTCTTCGACTACCTGGCGCCTGAACGCGCCATTGGCTGGTTCGAGTCGGGCATCCAGGACTCGGCAGGCACGCAAGCAGCCCTCCAGCGTGGCCGCATCTACGACTCGACCGCCATCGACAGCGCCGAAGTGCTGAAGTCGAACATCGCAAGCTGGATGACGCCAGACAATTCCCTCTGGTTCGGCCTCGACGCCGGCCAGGAGGACGAGCAAGCCACCGCGTGGATGGACGGAGCCGCGCGCTTCCTCTTCGAGCACATCCACTCCGCAGGCTTTACCGCGGTGGCCGGCGAGTGCTACAGCGACATCGTGCCGGCTGGCTGGTTCGTGCTGTACATCGACGAGGGCCGGGACGAGCATGGCCGCCCCGCTGGTGGCTTCAACTTCGAGCAATGGCCGCTATTCCAGTGCTTCGTCGCCAGCAGCAAGCCCGCAGGCCGCGTGGACACGATCTACCGCGTGTTCTCGCCCACGGTCGAGCAGGTCGTCGCCGAGTACGGCATCGACAAGGTGAGCGACGAAACGGCCAAGAAGTATCACGATGGCAAGCTCGCCGAGAAGGTGGACATGCTGTGGGCCATCGAGCCGCGCCGCAAGGGCCAGTACGGCGCCAAGCTGTCGAAGAACCTCCCGTTCCGCTCCTGCCATATGGAGCGGCAGAAGAAGCACATCGTGCGCGAGTCGGGCTATCACGAGTTCCCGTGCGCCGTGCCGCGCTGGCGCCTGATCCCTGGCACGCCGTATGCCACGGGCCTCGGCTCCAACGTGCTGCCGGACGTGAAGACGCTGAACGACATCATCCGCATGGAGCTGATGAGCCTGGACATTGCCATCGGTGGCATGTGGAAGGTCGTCGATGACGGCGTGCTGAACCCGAAGACCATCCGTATCGGCCCGCGCAAGGTCATCGCCATGGCCACGCTGGAGAGCATGGCCGCGCTGGAGACGGGTGCGGACTTCAACGTGTCCTTCTCCAAGGCAGAGCAACTGCGCCAGTCCATCCGCCGCACGCTGCTGGCCGACATGCTCACGCCCCAAGGTGGCCCGGTGCGCAGCGCGACCGAGATCTCGCGGGACATGAACCAGATCCGCCAGTTGATGGCGCCGCTGGTGGGCCGCTTCCAGTCCGAATTCCTCCAGGTGTTGATCGAGCGCTGCTTCAACATCGCCTTCCGCGCGGGCGCGCTCAACGAAGCGCTCGGCCCCGTGCCCGAAGGGCTGCTCGAGGGCGACTACGTGGTCAAGTACATCAGCCCGCTCGCCCGCAGCCAGAAGATGGAAGAGGTCACAGCCATCGATGCGTTCGTGGCCGGCCTGCTCGCCCTCGCTGGCGCAACCGGCGACATGACCGTGATGGACAACATCAAGATCGACCCGGCTGCCTACGAGAAGGGCAAGGCCCTGGGCGTGCCTGGCAACCTGCTACGCGGCCCCGACGAGCTGCTGCAGAAGCGCGAGATGGACAACAAGAACCGCGAGGCGGCGCAGAAACAAGTGCAGCAGGAGCAGATCCAGCAGCACGCCACCACCACAGCAATCGACGCCAGCGTGGCCGCATGAACCAGCGCGAGACGAACCCTGAGCAGTGGGCCGAGATGTACCGCCAGATATTCGAGGTGGACAAGCGCGGCGCGGCCATCCTCGAGCACATGGTGCAGCGCTTCAGCCAGCCGGCCTCAGTCGAAGGCGGGATCGACGCGGTGCTCAAGACCTACCACCGCATGGGCCAGCACAGCGTGGTGCAGCACATCCTCATGCAACTCAACCGGGCCAACCAAGTGCCCGACATACAGGAGAACGAATGAACTTCGGAGCACGACATGTCTACATGGACGATCTTGCGGGAGCGGCTGGCGGCGGTGCTGGCGCAGGTGCCGGAGCCGATGCCGGTGGTGGAGCCGCCGCGGGCGGTCAACCGGGCGCAGCGGCGGGCGCTGGCGCGGCAGCAGGCGCAGGAGGCGATGCAGCGGGCGCGTCGGCGCTGAGCGGCGGCAACGAATGGACTCCCGAGGCGATCCCCGAGAAGTTCCGCGTCAGGGGCGATGATGGTGAACTCGACTGGGCGGCCACCGTCCGCAAGGTCGATGAACACCGCAGCGCGCTCGAGAAGCGCATGGGCACCGGCGACATCCGCCCCAAGACGCCCGACGACTACAAGCTGCCGGACACCGATGTATTCAAGGGCCTGCAGCTCGATGAAGCCGGTGCCAAGGCATTCCGCCAGGAAGCCTACGACATGGGCCTCACGCCCAAGCAGTACGAAGCCGTGATGGGCAAGTGGGCCACGCTTGCACCCGAGCTGGTCAACGCCAGCAAGACCGAGACAGTCGAGAGCGCGGTCACCGAACTGAAGGCTGTCTGGAAGGACGATGCCGAGTTCAAGGCCAACATTTCCGCGTCGTTCAATGCCGCAGTCAAGATCGGCCAGGCCGCAGGCTTCAGCTACGAGGAAGTGGACAAGGCCATCGGTAACAACCCAGTGGCCATCCGCATGTTCGCCGCTCTCTCAAAAGAGATGGGCGAGGACACGCCTCCCGCGGCGGCCAGCGGCGGCACTGGCACGGGCGCCCAGTCGCGCGCCGAGTACGTGGCCGAGAACTGGCCGGCGTACAGCAACCCTCAAGACCCCAAACACAAGCTCGTCACCGACCGCGCCGCAGCGCTGGCCGCACGCGAGAGCAGGGGCAAAGACATTCCGATTTGAGTGCGTGGGTCTCCTTGGTTGAGTGATCGACCTTCGCCCGCCCTTCGAAAGATCGGCGGGCTTTTTTACGCCTCAACTTGCCGGGATTCCGGCACCCCTAAATCGGACAGTGCATGCCACGGCCTCGCCTGGCATGCGAGATCACCGCCAAGCCCGCAGCAGCCAGCGATGCAGGCCCCGCAAGGGATCACCTGAAGGCGAACACCAGTTCAAAACTTCAGGAGTGATTTCATGACCGATACCGTCACCCGCCAGTTTGTCACGCAGTTCGACACCGACCTGCGCCTTCTGGCCCAGCAAAAAGATTCCCGCCTGCGTGGCACCGTGTTCAACCGCGGCACCATCGAAGGCTCGAGCTTCACGATCAACAACCTCGGCACCGTCGAGATGGACGAGAACGTGACCCGCCACGGCGACACGATCTGGTCCGACATCGACCACACGGCTCGCACCGTGCCGATGCGCGACTTCTTCAAGGCGCTTCCGCTGGACAAGGCCGACATCCCGAAGATGAAGGTCAACCCGGTGACGGGCGGCCAGTACATGCATCAGCTCGTTGCCGCGCGCAACCGCAAGATCGACGACATCATCTTCGCCGCCGCCCTGGGCTCGATCAACAGCGTTGACGGTTCGACCGGCCCGTACACGCTGCCGGCTGGCCAGATCATCGCCGCTGGTGGCACTGGCCTCACCAAGGCCAAGATCATCCAGGCCCGTTCGATCTTCCGTGCCAACGAGACGGACGAAGAAGAGCTGTTCATGCTGTGGGACTCGCTGGCGATGACCCAGATCCTGAGCGACACCACGCTCACGAGCGCCGACTACATGGCCGGCAAGATGCTGCAGGACGGGAAGATCGCCGGCCAGTGGCTGGGCTTCACCTGGATTCCCTACGAGCGTGTCACCAACGTGGCCGGCGTGCGCACCACCGCTGCCTACAGCAAGGACGCAATCCACTTCGGCATGGGCTTCGAAGAAGGCGACGTTGCAAAGCGTCCCGACAAGAAGAACTCGCTTCAAGTCTCGATGGCCGGCAGCTACGCCGCAGGCCGCCAGGACGAGAAGAAGGTCGTCCAAATCTCGTACCAGTAACTCGGTACACCCCTCAACGAAACGAATCAGATCGGAGTAGATCATGGCTGAACTTCTCACCGTCACGCGCACCCAGGTAGCGCAAACCGCTGGCACGAAAGCGCCCGCGGCCTCCTTCAACCGCATGCGCGTGGCCGTCATCGAGACGCCTGCTGCCTATGCGGCTCCGGCCCAGAACGACACGGCGGGCACGTCGATCGTGTTGCCGCAAGGCTCGCGCATCCTGCTGCCGATCACCGTGTCGAACGCAGCCGGCACCGCATCGAGCACGCTGTCGGTGGGCCTGCGCGATCCGCGCACGAAGGTGGCCATCGATGCCACCGCCGTGGTCAACGCTGTGGCGATCACCGCCGCTGCGACTGCCCAGGTCAACACCGGCACGAAGTGCATCACGGGCCAGACGTACCTCCTGCCGCAGGACTGCGAGCTGTACCTGACGTTCAGCGGCGCTGCCGGTGCGGCCAACCAGGCAATCCGCATCGAAGTCCCGTTCGTGGCCGGTTAACCGGGGCATGCCCCTGCAACCGAGGGGATGCTTCCGGGCGTCCCCTCTTTTTCGTTTCTGGAGAGGCTGATGAGCACAAAAATCTCAATATGCAGCGCAGCGTTGCTGCAGCTCGGCAAAGCGCCCATCAGCAGCTTCGAGTCGCCCGGTGACGCCGCGCGCCTGTGCGCCAACCTCTACCCCATCGAGCGCGATTCCATCCTGCGTGAGAACGACTGGAACTGCGCCATCAAACGCGAGATCCTTGCTCCGCTCGCCAGCACGCCATCGTTCGGCTTCAGCACGCAATTCGCTCTTCCTTCCGACTTCCTGCGCATGATTCAGGTGGGAGACTGGTATGTCGGCATGCCCGAGTGCCAGAGCTTCAAGGTGGAGGGCCGCAAGATCCTCGCCAGCGGCACCATCCTTCCCATCGTCTACGTCTTCCGCAATGAGCAGGAGGAAACGTGGGATGCCAAGCTCGTGGAGCTGATGACAGCGCGCATGCTCTGGAAGCTTGCCTATCCCGTCACCCAATCGACCAGCCTGCGCGAAGAACTCAAGGCCGAGTATTACGCCATGGCCCGCGCCGCCCGCGCCATTGACGCGCAGGAGAACCCGAGCGAGGCGCTGAGCGATGACTTCCCCCTGATCAACGGACGGATGTAATGGGCCGCGCAAGTATCGTCTCGACGAACTTCACCGGTGGTGAGCTGTCCCCGGCCATTGCGCTCGGGCGCTTCGACATCGCCAAGTACAACAACGGCGCGCGCCGGCTGGAGAACTGCAGCGTCACGGTCCAGGGTGGCGCCAAGCGCCGGCCCGGCACGCGGTTCATTGCTGCGACCAAGACGCAGACCAAAGTCGCGCGCCTGGTGGACTTCATCTACAACCGCGATCAGGCTTACATACTCGAGATGGGCGAGGGCTACATCCGGTTCTACCGCGACCGCGAGCAACTGCTGGACCCCAGCGACCCGTTCGAGGTGGCGTCCCCGTACACCGAAGCGCAACTGCCCTCCGTCAACTACGTGCAGAAGGCCGACACCGGGTTCTTCGTGCATGAGGGCGTGTTCCCGTACCGCCTGCAGCGCTACAGCGACACGAACTGGGGCATGGGTGTGGTGCCGTTCATCACCCCCGCCTTTGAAGAGCAGGGGCACTTTCCCGCCGTCGAAATGCAGTTCACGGCGCCGGACGCGCCCGTCCAGCCCGGGGTGGGCATCACGCTCAACAGCGCCGCCCCGGTCTTCCTGAAATCCGATGTGGGCCGCTCCGTCACCTACGGCGGCGGCTCGGCACTCATCACCGCCTACATCAGCTCGGTCGCGGTGACGACGACAGTCACTTCGACCTTCGCGCGCGGCAGGGACATCCCGGTTGGGGAGTGGAACCTCACCGGCACGCCGCAAGACTCCATCTCCCCCTCGAGCCAGGCCGAGCGGGGGCAGATCATCTCGCTCAATGCGAACTACACCTACCTCGGCGCGCAGGTCACGATCACCGCCATCGTGAGCGGCGTTGGCGTGATCGCCATCAACGCCACCGCCCACGGCTTCATCACCGGCGATACCGTGACCGTCACCGGCACGGGGTTTGGCGACGGCACCTGGGTGATCCGCAGGCTGAACGCCAACCAGTTCGACTATCCCGCCCCGGTGCCGTCCGGCTTCTTCTCGACGACTGGCCTGGTGCAGAAGATCGACGTATCCACCGACAGCGAAGTGTGGCGCGCGGAGGACGTGGGCAAGATCGTCTCGGTGAACGGCGGCGTGGCGCTCATCACCAGCGTCGTCAATGTGGGCACCGCAAACGCCAAGGTGCTGCGTCCCGTCACCTCCATCGTTCCCGCGGGCGTCGGCGCATGGACGCTGGAATCGGTCGCCTGGAACGCGCAGAAGGGCTACCCGCGAGCCGTCACCATCAACAAGCAGCGCCTGCTTTTCGCCGGCTCCCCCGGCTACCCGCAGCACGTATGGGCCAGCGGGATTCAGGAATACCTCAATTTCGAGTTCGGCACCGCGGACGACGAGGCGTTCCGCTTCGAGCTGGACGGTCCGCGCAACAGCCCGATCCGCCATCTCGCGCCCGCGCGGCAACTGCTGGTGCTGACCGAGGCCGACGAGATGAGCTTGAAGGGCGGCCAGGAAAAGCCCATCACGCCGACCAACATCCAGAAGACCGACGAGTCCACCGTTGGCGCGTCCGCGGTTCGGCCCGTGAAGATCGGCAGCGAAATCGTGTTCACCCAGGCCGCTGGCAGGAAGGTGTCGGCCATCGGCTACCGCTACGAGATCGATGGGTTTTCCTCGCCAGACCGTACCGTGTTCGCCTCCCACATCACCGGCGAAGGCATCAGCCAGATCGCCCACCAGAAGGAGCCCGACTCCACGCTGTACGCGATCCGTGAGGATGGGCAGATGGCGGTGTGCGCCTATGACATCGATCAGGAAGTCACGGGCTGGGGCCGGTGGATCACCGATGGGTCTTTCGAGTCCATCGCGACCATCCCGACCAGCACGGGCGAGGACGCCTACACCATCGTCAAGCGCACCATCGACGGCGACGAGAAACGATACGTCGAGGTGTTCGATCCCGAGATGCTGGTTGATTGCGGCATCACTGGCTACAACGCCGGGGGCCAGGCCACGTGGACCGGCCTCGATCACCTGGAAGGCAAGGTCGTGCAGGTCTGGGCCGATGGCGCGCACGCGGGCCAGTTCACTGTGGAAGGCGGCTCGATCACGCTGCCTCAGCCAAGGATGTCGGTGCAAATCGGCCTTGGCTTCACCCCTTTGGTGGAGATGCTGCAGCCTGAACTCGGCGGCAACGGTACGACCGCCCAAGGGTCGCAGGTTCATGTCAGCGAGGTGATTGTCCGGGTGCTCGACACCAGTGCCGTCCAGATCAATGGCGAAGACGTTCCTTTTCGTCGCTTCGGCTCGGAACTGCTCGACCAGCCGCCGCCCGAGTATTCCGGCGACGTGCGCAAGACCACGCTGTCCGACACGATCTTTACCACCAGCCAGATCATCACGCAGCCGTACCCGCTGCCGTTCCATCTGCTGGACGTGATCCGGCGCGTCACGCTGAACGAGGGCTGATATGAAAGTCGATGTCGCCACGCCTGAAGACGCCACCGAGATAGCCGCACTGGGCCAGATCCTGCACGACACCTCGAGCTATGCGGGCATCCCGTACCGGCCCGAGAAAGTCGAGGCGCTGATGCGCAGCCTGGCCGGTGGCGCCGGGGTGGTGTTCGTGGTGCGCAAGGACGGCGCCATCGTCGGCGGCATTGCCGGTGGCGTGGCCGAGTGGTGGTTCAGCGATGAGCGGCACGGCTTCGAATACTCGTTCTTCGTGCGCGAGGACTGCCGCAACGCCTACGTGGCCATCAAGCTGGTCACTGCCTTCCGCATCTGGTGCAAGAAGCGGGGCGCCAAGAAGGTCCGCATCGGCATCACCACCGGCATCCACGAGGAAAGCACGGGCGAGTTCTACCGGATGCTGGGTTTCGAGCCAGCCGGCAACCTTTTTCAACTGGAGATCTGACCATGGGCATTGAAACCGCCGCACTCGTCGGCTACGCCGCAGCCGCTGCATCTGTGGTGGGGACAGCCGTCTCGGTGTACAGCCAAATGGAGCAGGGCAAGGAAGCCGACCGCATCGCCGCCCAACAGCAACAGCAGGCCGCGCAGGATGCGCAGTTCGCCGCCAGTGAGGCTCAACTGCAGGCCCGGGCCATCCGAAAGGCCGCGGACAGGCAGCGCGCGGAGGCGCGGGGCGCGCTCTCTGCCTCGGGCGTCGTCGTAGGGGTTGGCTCTGCCGAGCAGATCGACCAGGAGATTGCGGCGGATGGCGAAGAAGACGCGCTCATGGCCATCTATGACGGCACGAACCGCTCGCGCAACATCCGCCAGGCCGGCGAGATCTCGTCCTCGCGCAGCCGGAATGCCGCCAACGCCTCGCGCTACGGCGCGGCAACGTCCGCCCTGCAGGGTGGCGCGCAGCTTGCACGCGGCTGGAACACCAGCGCGGCGCGGAGGGGCTGACCGTGGCAAAGATCCCCACCGGCAATTTCGGAAACCGCCTGCCGCAAGGCAACGACATCACGCCGACTGCCCAGGTCGATACGCAGGTGTCCGACGCGGCCAACCGCCTCGGCCAGACTGCCGCGGGCATTGGCGCCAGCATCATGGCGGAGCAGGAGCGCGAGGCTCGAGCCGCCGCAGACCGCGCCGCGGCGGCGAAAACGGCCCTTGCGCACGTCAACATCCAGAACGGCCTCGCCGACAACTACGACGCCATCAGCCAAAACGTGCTGGCCGGCAAGATGGACAAGATCGAAGCGACCGCCGCCTGGAAGGACGCGAGCGCAAAGGTCGTTTCCGACAACGTGAAGGGCGCGCCGCCTGATCGGGCAGACCTCCTGGCCGCACAGGCGAAGGGTGTGGAGGGCAAGCTCACGAACAGCCTGTTTGACACCTTCCGCAAGCGCGACGACCAGGACGCAATCGCCGGGGTAACTGCCGCCGAAGAAGGGCTGCAGCGCATCGCGAGCAAAGACCTCGCTGGCGCGATCAAGCAACACGGCATGCTGATCGACGGCTCGCCCCTTCCGCCTGATGTGAAGGCCAAGCGCAAGCAGACATTCGTCGAGACGGCCACCTACAACGATCTCCGCGCCCAGGGCCAGGCCGCGTACCAGTCCGGTGACACGACCGCCATCGACCGGGTTCAGGCCAAACTCGCCGGCCCGGAGGGGGAAGCGCTCGACCCGGCCAAGAAGAACGTGTTGGATCAAACGTTCTTTGGCTGGAAGCAGAGCGCTGAGGCGAAGCGGGCACGCCTGGAAGACAAGGCCGAGCGCGAAGCGACGAAGCGCTACAACACTGCGACCGACACGCTGAACCAGAATCGCGACCTGGTGCTGAGTGGCGCCGTGCTCGCGCCGGAGCGTATCGCACTCATGGTCGAACAGGCTCAAGGCACCGGGCTGGAAACGCAGGTGCGCGAGGTGCTGGAGGCGCAGAAGTCCGTCTCTGGTTTCGCCAACCAGACTGCCAGCCAGCGCGCCGCCTTACTGGAGAGCGCCCGATCGGCGCGGGCCGACCCGACCAAGGGCGCCACACCAGAAAGCGAAAAGCAGCTCAAGTCCGCCGAGCAGATCGACAACAGCCTGCGCCAGAAGGTGGACAGCGGCGAAGCGTGGTCCGCGGCACAGAGCGTGGGCGTTATCCCCGCCGCGCCGCTGCTGAACATCGGCAACCCGCAGCAGGCGTTGGAGGTCTTCCAGCAGCGCACGCGCGACATCGCCGCGGTGGAGACGTGGGCAGGCAAGAAGATTTCGCCACTGCAGCCGCAGGAGGCCGAACAGCTCCAGAAGATGGTCCGCACCCTGAAACCGGACCAGGCCGCGTCGATGCTGGGCCAACTGGGCGGGGTGGTGAACGACGCCGACCGGATCGCCGCCGTCGCCAAGCAGATCGGCGACAAAGACGGAACGCTCGGCATGGTGATGCTGTACGCCAACGCCAAGACGACCGAGGGCCGCTACACCGCCGAGCTGATCCTGCAGGGCGACCAGGCCATCAAGGACAAGACCATCAAGGTGGACGGCATCGCTGAAACCGGCTGGCGCGCGGACATAGCCAAGAAGGTGCGGGGCGCGTACTCCAATCAGGAGGTCGAGTCCAACATCATCGAAGCAGCATTCAAGATCGCCGCGGCCAAGGGCGGCGACGTGGACAACGCGATCAATCTCGCCTCGGGCGGGATCATCGAGCGCAACGGCGGCAAGATCCCGCTGCCGTACGGCATGAAGGAGCGCGAGTTCGAGAAGCGGATTGCGGCGATTACTCCTGATAGCCTGATGGATCAGGTGCGCCCGAAGGACATGGGGCGCGGAAACATTGACCTGAACGCGCGGCCTGTCGTCAAGAATGCAGATGGGTCCATTAGCACTGTGCGCTCCATCGGGGTGAACATCGACGGCAAGGAAACGCTACTTCCCTCCGTCAGCCCGGACGGAAAGATCCTGAGCGACAAGGACGCCATCGCGCTGTACCGGAAAACCGGGCAGCACCTAGGTAAGTTCGACACCGTGGCAGAAGCGAACGCCTACGCCGAACAGCTGCACAACTCACAGGACAAAACCTACAGCGGCGGCGCATACGTCTTGGCCGGGCCCGCGCGCGTCCCGCTGGCCGACTTCGTGAAGACGCTCCCCGATGCCCGCCTCATCCATGCCGGGCAGGGCGCCTACAACGTCCGCGCCGGCAACACGCTGGTGACGAACGAGCGCGGCCAGCGCATCACGATCAAGGT